TTGCGGATGCTCGCCACCCTCGATGGGTAGTTTAGCAGGGACAGTAGCTTTTACGATAGCTTCAATAAGCTGTACACTTTCTGCTGTAGTTACTAAGTCTTGCACTTGAGTATAAGTATCAGCATCTAGGTTGTTCTTCAAAAATCCTTCAACATTCTTCAAACGCTGAGTAGCATTGTCACCTAGCTTTGCCATCTCTTGTTCAGCACTAACTTCTTCAACTGCTTGCTCTTGTGCAGTTAATAGTTCCCATGCACGACCATACGCCTCTTGAGACATATTGGTATCTTTAGCAAACTCAGTTAGTTCAGCAAGTAACGCATCATCTTGCTCTACACCTTCAGGAGCAACATAACCATCCTTAGGTGCGCCTTTAAATCCACCAAACTTCTTTTCAAGTTCAGTGTACGCCTTTGCTTGTTCTGCAACGGACTGGTACTTATCTGCTTTATACCACTCTGGAGTTTCACCTGTACCCTTAATACCTTCAGCTAGAAAATACTCGTTCTCACCTAACGTGGGTTCGGCATTGTCTAACAAGGTATCAGAAGTAGTTTCTTGTACTTCGGCTTGTTCGTCTGACATATTAACCTCTTACTTTAGCTTGTTGTATTAAATTGATCACATACTTAACTACACCTGACTCACCATTATGATAAGCCGCTTCGTAGTTTACGTTCTGTGATTCAAAGGGGGTATCGTTGCCATAGATAAAACGAGACGTTAAATCTTCAAGGACTTTCTTTCCTTCAGGCGTAGAGAAACAGCCATTGTATGCTTTAGATAATTCAATGGCTTTTAGTCTCTGTTCTTCTGCGTACTTAGACTTGGTTTCCGAAGAAGCCTTGTCTATGTTGTTCCAACTCAAAGTATAGTCTGTCCTTGCATTGGCTGTTCACCTGCAGGCATACCTTGCTGTGCCGCTTCTGCACCTGCTTGTATTATTGCTACTTTCTCAGCTTCACTTCTAACAAGTGCGGCAGGCATACCTGCTTTATCAGCAACCCATGTACCAAAGTCTTCAAGTTTAAATCCAATCTTAGCTTGGTCAGGACCGGCATTTTGAAGTACAAACTGTACAGCTTGTTGGACAGTAAGTATATCTTCTGCATCCTGTTGCCTTGCTAGAGGGGACATAAACTTAATATCTATGTCTCTACCATCTAACTGTAGCGGCTGAATAATGCCTCTACGAGTTAATATAGCAACAACACGCTTTATAATAGGGATTAATACTTCAGTTTGCAAGCGTCCAAATGCAGAACCAATTCGTTTTGCCAGTTCACGAGCCTCAATAGCTACCTCTGTAGCTGATCTAACAGCCCCTGTTGGGTCACGCAGATCATTGAATAACGCTTTCTTAATGTTCATTTGTAGGTCATTGATGACAAACTGCGATAATTGTAAGTTAGCGCCAGTGTCTAATCGTCTTAATGATGGATTAGCGTTGTTGTTAGAACCTACTGGAATAACAACTCCCGGACTTATGCTTATATTGTAGGGGTTAGTCACGCCATCATCTGTAGCTGTGTACATACCTGCAAGGTCGATAGCCGCTTTCTGTAGCGTAAACTCTTTAGCCTTGTTCAATGACTTAACATCAGGCAATGCTTGTAGTGCAGGACCGCGACCACGGATCTCACCTGCTACTTTAGAGTAACGCCCAGTAACCCACGGAGATGTTGGACCAAAGTCTTCCATCCAACTTACGTGATCTTCTTTTCCAATCCACAAGCAACCGTAATATGTTTTAGCTTTTGGTAAGTAAACAACGCCCTCATAGGCTTTTACCATAGTTTCAGGCTTGTCTTTGATAACTTTAGCTATAGTTGGTGATGGTTTAAAACCACGCCACTTACGAGGCAAGTCACTAGCCTTTACTTCAAATCTACGCCAATGTGTTTCAACATTACCCTGTGGACCTTCCTCAAATGCTATACCTTTTTGTGGGATAGCACTAAATACAAGAGGCATATCATCATCTTCTACCTCATCAATACGAAGCGTGCCTGTACCAATCAAAAGATCAAGTGCGTGTTCATAGAATTGTGTAGCAAAGTTAGAACGGTTAATGTAATCAAAGACCTCATCAGCTTGCTCTTCTAGGTTACGCTTAATGTCTTCTTCAGATACATTAAAGTCACCAGACTCTAATAGTTTTTTGACGCGAAGAGATGGTTCAAACGTAGCCCAGCGCGACCAGATTGGTGCTATGTTTTCTTGTAGCTTACTTGCACCCTGTTGAATAGCCTCTAATGCAGTCGAGTCGAAGATTTTATCCATCTTCTTCTGCCCTGCTACTACTGTTTCAAACAAGTTTCTGTTGGGTAAAAAGTATTCATACGCATCATCTAACTGATCATGCCAGTGTGTAGCGCGTTTGAATGCGTTTGCTTCTCTTTTTTTAAGGTCTTGAAGCGACCCTAGTTCAGCAGGTAGCTTCATACTAAGACCCTTTTTGTCTTTCTTGAAATTCAGCAAGAGTTTGGACTTCGCCCTTTTTAAATGCTCTCAAGTATGCATTAAGAAGATCTTGTCCTTCAGTTTGACGAGTTGTGTGCTGTACACTTTCCTGACCTTTAGGCTTTAGCCCGATTCCGCCAATTAGTGATTTTGCCCCTAACTGTCCTCGTGCTTGAGTTTTAAGCATACGCTCAGTTTTTGCTCTTTCTCTTCTCAATCCTATTTCGGTTCTTTTTTCTAAGGCTAATTCTTCAGGAGTTGGTAGTGGTTGGCTTGGTCTGCTACTGCCCATTATGCTTCCTCATGTATTTTAGTAGTTGATATGGGGTCAGTATAAACGGATTGTTGATCCCTAATATCTGTTTGATATGTCCTACACACGTATTCAACATAAAAAGATGCCGCTTGCACTTTCTAGGTTTAAATTTTAGTAGATAATATTTGTCCCCAATTATACCCTTTTTTGCTTCTTTTGTGAACAACTCTACTTCATCTGTCAACTTTCCATAGTGAATTAGACGATCTGCACTAGGAATTACCACATAACAGTGTCTTACGCCCTTTTTTAAAAATGGACTCCACCAGTTTGATCTGTCGTTTGTAAACACGACATACACATCAGAAGACACTGAAGTTGACCTTTGCTTGTGTAGGTTTAGTAAACTTGCCAGTAGAGCGTAGTGCTGAACGACCTTCACCTTCACCTTGTAATGCGTACTCAAGGGCTTCTACAGGGTGAGAGTATTCATTCTTATCTGGTTCATCAGTGTAGTGTTCCCCTGACTTCTGTACTCTACGGTAGCAGAACCCACCTTGTAAGCCTTTACGGATCATAGAGGCTTTAGGTAGGACAACGAATCGTGGTTGTCCATCCATACACATTTCTTTCATGGGTACTTCTAGGGCGGCTCTACGTTTTAATGGGTCGTTAGAGGCTGTAGGTTGGCATGGGACACCTGCCGCACGTAGTATCTGGAATGGTGTATCCGAGTTGGCTTGGTTTTTATTGTTGCCAGAAGGATCACCCCACCCTTTGAACTCGTGATCAGGGTACTTTTCTTCAATATATCGTTTAAGTGTTGGTGCAAAATCAACAGCACCAGAGTCGGTAAGAACCATTTCATCAAAACATATCCATCTGCCTATGGCAGTTCGTTGTATAAACGCACACGCAGGTGTACGACCAAAGTCCATTCCTAAGACAATAGGGTAGTCAAGGGATGGTGTGAAGTCATCCATGTGTTGACAGTGGACGCTATCAGTGTACATAGGATGCACAGGCTTACCGTTCGATACAAATCCATATTCATTGGCTAAGTTTACCTTTATCCAGTCATCAGACTTACCATTTAGACCACGCTCATAGTAGCCTTCAGGTAAGTTCTTTAAGTTTTCAGCGTTAGGGTTTATCTTCCACTCTTCACCTTCTTTGAACACGCCACCTGCCTGCCTAAAAAATGACCAATCTTTAGGTCGTTCAATCTCAGCTAGTTTAAAATACCAGTGGTCTTCATCAGGAGCGTTAGAATCTCCTAACATTCCATGATGTGTAGGCTTGATACCTTCTTTGGGAGAGGGGTAACGACCATGACGTAGGTCTAACATGTCTAAAACCGCTTTAGAGTGTTCTTTTGTCTCGTTTAACCATACCCAAGTACATTGGATACCCCTTGCCTTTTTGACGTGTTCAGGTCTGTCAAAGGCGATAAACACGACATCACACTCAACCTCTGTACCATCTTCTAGGTTGAATCTCATAAAGTGTGTTGGGGGTTCTTTATTACCTTGTTTGAAGTCACCTAACTCACCATGTATCTCTAGCCAGTCTTTAATAGTTGTAGAGAACAGTTCAGAGTAAGTGTTACGAGCCGCGATAACACGAGATAATCGTTTGTTGTAGTTTTTGTGTTCAGGGTCAGTAACAGGTTCTTGTTCACAGATAAGATCTAGGAGTTTAAGGATACATTGGACTGTCTTACCAGAACCTAACGGACCCATGATGA